CAGTCCAGCCTCAGTGAGTTCAGCAGCCAGCCGACGCTCCAGCCCATTGCCGCGTTGGCGGTTGTTCTTCCCCATGCGGCTGCGCGCTGCGTTCTTCTGTTCGATGTCAAGGTCACTCATGCGACTCATGGTAGTGCCTGCCCTAGTGCGACGACCGTGAAGATGCTGATGGCGAACCACGTCAGCACGATGGCTGAGTTGGCGCGCTGCACCGTGAGCCCGATCCAGCCCATGCATAGGGCGATCAGTGCGTGCACCAGCATCAGGGTGACGATGAAGCCCTCCATCACTGCACCCGCTCGTGGTCAGCGTTGAGCCGTGCGATTAGCACGCGCGCCCCGTAGGGTGGCAGCATGATCGGGTCGCCGATGACGATCAGCACCTCTTGCTCAATCATGGCGTCCACCAGCTCGATGTTCTCGCTGTACGCCTTGCAGAAGAAGAAGCCTGCAGGGGCGTTCTCGCCTTCAACGTAGGTGCTCAACTTGGCGAAGGGCATGCCGTCCACGTCATAGACGGTGGCGCGGTCAAGGTACTGCTCCGCCCAGAGTTTCTCGCCCTTGTACTTGAACGACTTCACCCGGCTCACTTGACGCAGCCCTTGTGACGCCAGTGCAGGCGCACGTTGCCCTTGGCTCCGTTGAAGGTGATGACCTTCACGCGAGTCGCTGGGAAGACTGGCTTCTTCGCGTCGGCAACGCTGATGACCTTGCCGCACTCCGTGCAGTCAGCATCCGTCCAGCGTGGGGGCAACGATGGCCCGCCGCGCTTCGCCTTCACTCCTGCCATGTCTGACCATCCCGCTGGAGCATTGCGCCCAGCTTCACCATCATGGCGCCCATGGCGTTGCTGAGGGTGTCGGCTTCAACGGTCAACGTCTGACCGTCATGGTCTTCGCACTGCAGGGTGACCTTGCGCGTCTCCGTGTCGATGCTGCAGTTGGCGTAGCGGAAGCCCACCATCTCCGCCATGGTTTCAAGTTCGCTCAGTTCGCTCATGCTTCAACCTCCATGCGTGCCGCTTCAAGGACGGCTGCGATGCACTCTGACGGACTCAGTGCCTGCGTGTCAAGAACTAGCTCGGCTTCCATGTCCCCAGCCTGCCGCTCCGTGATGTCCCGCTGCCACGGCTGCAGGTCGCCAGACTCCGGGCGAACTAGCCGCACGAAGAGCGTGTCTGGGTACCACGCCGCGATGAAGGCCCGCTCAGCGTCAAGGCGCACGTCGTCCACCACGAACTGCGTGCTGCCCACTACGCCATCCTCAGCGCCCTGCTTCGTCCGTCGGAGCCACACCCGCATCCAGAAGAGTGAGTCCATCTCACGAAGAGCAGCGCCAATCTCCTGCAGCAGCTCACGCCCAGTCAGCAGGCGAGAGAGTCCCAGCGTCTGCTGGGGGTACTTCATAGCCTTGTCGAACTTGCCATACGCCATGACGGCGATCTCACGGATAGGTGCTGCGATGCTCGTGACTTCATAGCCGTGATGTTCCGAGAGCATCTGGCTCAAGGTCGTCTTGCCAGTGCCTGCCTTGCCAATGAACGCCACGCTCCTCATCCAACAATCCTCCTCAAGATTTCTCCCGCCTGCAAGGGGGTAGGGGGTTTCTCTCTCTCGCTCTGCTCTCTCTCTGCTCTAGAGCGTTTGGTATCCGTCAACCCCACCGATTCTGAACGGCGCCGAGCAGTGAACGCAGCCTGACGTCGGGTCGATGTCGGGTCGATCTGATAGCGATGCCAGCCCGTAATGGCAACGAACCCAGCCTGATCTACCCCCAGCAGGCCCTTGTTGATCAGCCCGCTGATCGCCTTGCCGTAGTGGCTGCCGATGCACGCCTTGAGGTGCTCCCGGCTCTTGAAGATGCCGCCACTGCGCAGCTGCTTGGCTTCGCTGATGGCGATGATGAACGCCCTGAACTCCGTGTCCGTGAGCGTTGCGATCTTGTCGTCCTTGTGGGCGTTAGCGTCCCACTTGATCCAGAGTCCCATGTGATCCTCCGATGCTGGCGGGGGCGAGCCGTCCAGAGCCCGCCCCCATGTGATGACCTAGAACGGCAACTCGCTGAGGTCTTCTTCAGCGCGCACTGGCTCGCCGATCGGCGCAGCCTGAGCGTTCACCCAGTCCATGCTGGGCTTGCGCTTGCAGAAGGCCCCGTCAGTGCGCCCGCTGCACGCCCAGAAGGGTGCATACGGCTTGCCGCTCGCCTTCGATACTCCGCCGGGCTTCTTCGTCCACGGCTGCCCATGGTCGGGGCAGTTATCAGCGCCGAACATGTCCATGGCTGCCTTCAGCACCATGGTGTCATGCCCCTGCTGGGCTGGCACTGGAGTCTGAGGGAGGCTCATAGCCTTCAACGGAGGCAGGGCAACGCGCCCCGCTGCGGGCTTTTCTCCGCCGTACAAGTACCTTGCCACCCCGAAGAGTGACGCGCAGCGCCTGAGGGCGTCTGAAGCGGCTTCTTTCAGTGACTCGCCCGAGCCGCCTGTCTCATAGCCGAAGTCTTGGCGACGGGCAACCGTGCCGTCTGGGAAGCGGCAGGTGAGGATGCCGACGACCGTGTTCGTGTCGCCGACTGGCTCAACGGCGAAGTCCCATGCGTTGATGCCGAGCACTTCATCCAGTCGAGCTGCGACGGTGCGGGCATCCACCCATGTCAAGTCCTTTCCCCCGGCACCAGTACGGTGACGGATCACCTCAGGTGGGAAGGGTGCCGACAACGCGGCGAGAATCTCCGAGTGCTTGTTCATGCTCGCTCCTTCTTGGGGAAGAGTCCCCAGTCGTTCAGTTCTTCGATCGGCTTCAGCCACGCTGGAGCCCGACCGTTGCCGAAGTCAGTCTTCGGACTTGCCTTGAGTGCTTGCAACCCCTCAACGTCCAGCCAGCCCACGATGCGCTTGACTGGCCCGTTGCCAGTCACGAGCACATGCACCTGCTCACGCTGCTCATTAGGTCGGACGATGAGCCCGTGCCCAGCCGTCCACTTCACCTCAACCCCGCCGAGCCACGGCACCTCCACGTCGGGCTCGCTCAGGTAGGTGTCGACATGACCTGCCCACGGCAAGTCAAGAGCGATGCATACTGCCAGTTCAGCAGCTGCGCCGTCAATGTGATTCTGCAGGCTGCGATCAGCCGACTGACCTGCACGCCCCTGCTGCCCCTTCGCCTTGCTGGATGCATCACGGGCAGTGCCAACCTGCTTCGCCTGCGCCCACTCGTAGGGGTCAAGGATGACCGTCTGCTCAATCATGGAGCCCCCCGTCGTTGATGATGAATCGGCGGCTCCCGGGCTTCACGTCCGTGTAGGTGGTGATCACTGACTGCAGGGCACCTGATGCCTGCGCCACCATCTTCCAGTCCGTGACCTGCGATGGGCGTGCCTGCTTCCAGTACACCGTCCAGCCGTTGCCAGCCAGCCCCGCCTTCTCGCCGATGGCTTCCTTCAGGATGATCTCGAGCGAGCCCTTCTTCTCCTCCAAGAAGTGCAGCTCAGTGTTGACCTCTCGCAGTTGGCGATAGACGCCTTCAAGGCTGCTGTCGGCTTCCACGAACTCATCCGATGCCTGCGGCGTGGCGATGGCGTACGCCTGCGCGTCCAGTGCTTCCAGCGCGGGCGGAGTCTTAGCGTCCACGGCTGCCAAGAAGTTCTCGGCGCTGCGTTGAATCTCAGCCCAGAGCAGCGGGTCAAACTGCACCCGCTCAATCTTGAACACCAGTCCGCCGAGCAGGGCGACAACGTCACACCACTCAGCGCCGACGATGCCCATCTGAACGTGAACCTGAATCATGACCTCAGGCGGCACGGGCCACATTGACCAGCGTGGGCTGGCTGACGTCTTGATCTCAACGATGCCCTTCGGCTCGCCGACGATGGTGCGATCCAGTGACGCCATCAGCCGGGGCTGCGACTTGAGCCGCACCACGCCGTTCGACTTGCGCAACTTCACGCCACGCTCCTCTTCGTAGTAGCGCCCGACGGCGTCTTCAAGGATCACGCCACGGCGGGCGGCTTCGCCCACCTTCTGCTCAGGTGTTGCCCCTGTCTTCTCAGCCCAGAGCTGGTACGGCGTCTTGTACGGGCTCACGCCCATGACTGCCGCCATGTCAGATGCACCCAGCCCCTGACGTCGCAACTCCAGCCACTCGGGGCTGCGTTGCGGTGCCTTGACGAACTCGAACTTCTTGCTCACTGAACCTCCTGCCGTGTCTTCTTCAACGCCGTGACTGCGGCGCTCAGTTTCTTCTTGGCTTCCGCCAGTCGCTCCTTGTCTCCCGTGGTGTAGATGTCAACGACCTTCTTCCAGTGGCTGACGTTGCAGTCGGCGCAGAGCCGCTCGATCAGCCCCGGCTTGACTGCTGTCTGCATCTGCCGCGCGCAGATAGTGCACTTCCACTTGATCACTTCTTGCCCTCCTTCTTACGGTCAACCTTGGCCCATCCTTCGCCCTTGAACTGAACGCTGCTCGGGCTGATCTCGAGCTGCATCCATGCCCCGCATCCGTCGCAGCGCGGCACTACGGGCTGGAAGCCCGTCTGAAGTCGCTCCTCAGTGATGCAGCACGTCATGCAGAAGAAGACGTAGAGCGGCACTACCAGCGCCCCGTTGCCGTCTTGCGCGGCTTGCGCTGACGTCGCTGTTCAAGGCGCACGCAGTAGGAGCACTCGCCACACACTGGCGCGTTCGGCACCAGTGGACGCTCGCACTTCCCACACATGAGCACCCGAACGCAGGGGCGGTGCTTGCCGATCCCGCTGATGTCCCCCGGCTTGCATAGGTCAGCAATCATCAGAGCCCCCTCACCAGCGCCACCACGATGATGATGGCGATGCAGACGACGATGGTGACGTCGCTGCGCTTGCGCGCTTCGATGCGCTCCTTCGGCTTGTAGAAGCTGGTGATAGTCTTCGGATCACTTGCGCGGTTGATTCTCACGATGCACCTCCAACGATCAGCACGATGATGAACGAGCCGAAGAGCACGATGCCCGTGATGATTTCGGCGACGCTTGGGACTTCTTCTCGCCAGTTCATGACTTCACCTCCAGAAGATTCTTGCGCCCCTTCACTGGGACGTAGCACTTGGAGCAGATGGCGATGAGGCCCCCCTGCTCATTCTTCACCACCAGCAGATACCCGTGGCGCGCCGATACTGGGCAAAGATTCCAGAATGCGTTGCTCACTTGATGACCTCCTTCACGCACTGGGCGCAGATTCGCGTCCAGATGTTGTTGTTGTCGGCGTGCACCTTGACGGGCTTGCCGCAGTGCCAGCACTGCTCAGTGATCTTCTTCACTTGCTCACCTCAGCCAGTGCGATCTCCTTGACTGCCTTGAATGCAGCGACGTCATACACGAGCCCTGCGTTGGCGTAGAGTGCAGCCGTATCGCGTGCGATGCGATGCGCCTGCAGGTCGTTGAACATTGCGCGACCGTCTGGGATCACCACGTCAATCTCGTTCAGAACGACCTTCTCCTTGAAGTCAATCATGCAGACGGCGCCGCATGAGTTGCAGACGTAGCGGGTGTCGTTCTTGAATCGTGGCTCTACAAGGTCGAACCCGGAGTCCATGGTGTAGTTGCCGCAGCTGCACTCCAAGAAGTCGCTGTCAGCATCCTCAAACTTGATCTTGCCCTTCGCCATTTTTTTACCTCCTGCCAGTCGCCCCGCATGGGGCTGTCTTGCCTGACTTCGTAATCCTACACCTAACGGTTTCAGCCCGTCAACCCCCATCCAAGGAGTCAAGTGTGCCGTCCTTGGCAGCCTGCACCACCACGCTCAGGCACCCCTTGCATACCCCCTGAGAGAGCACCCAGTCCACCCCGTGGGCGCCCGTGTTGACCACCTGCTCCCCGTAGGCGTACACCTGCCCCAGCTCGCCACACACGGGGCAGGTGCTCACCTCAGTCTCAGGCTTTCGCGGCATCCAGTCTCACCAGATACTCGGCGGTCGGGCCCTCCTTGCCGAAGAAGAGCGCCCACTGCGCGGGAGTGCCAGACGCTGCCAGCCACTCCTGCGCGTAGCGGTTGCTGGACTCGATGCTGGCGTTGCCCCAGCAGGTGTGCGCGCCGTCGCTCAACACGAGTCGGCTTGGCGTGTGCCAGTGACCGTAGAAGAGGAAGTCGAACGGCTGCACTGATAGGTTCCAGCCCTGCGCGCGCTTGGCGATCGCGTAGAAGGGGAGCCCAAGGCGCCGCCCTTGAACTGATCACCGTGCACCAGCATGGCGCTCTTGCCCCCCGGCAAGTCCAGCACGTCATACCAGTGACGCCCACCCAGCGTGAGCGACTCCTTCCAGTCAACGCGCTTCTCGCTCTTCACATGCTCTGCAGCGATGCGGTAGAGGATCGCGTCCGCGTTGCTCTCGTTGGAGTGATCGCCGAAGCGTCCGAGTCGTCCGTGGTTGCCGATCGCACCACGAACCGTGACCTTCGGAGCAAGTGCTGCCATGGCCCGCACGAACTGCGCAAGCATCCCAGCACCCTCAAAGATTTGGACGTACAAGCCGCCGCGCTCTACTTCATAGGCTTGGCTCGGGAAGATGTTCCCGTCCGACTCCACGAAGTCGCCGAGCAGCACGCAGGCGATCTCCTTGACGGGAGTGCCGTGCAGTTCAATGAGCCGCTGCACCTTCGTGGCGAGCAACTCGATGCGAGCCTTCGCCACGTCAATGCTGTAGGTCTCCGAGTACTTGCCGAGCTGCCAGTCTCCCAGCAGGATCACAAGAGTCTCACCCTCCCCCTTCTTGCCTGACGCCTTCGGCTTCGGCACGGGTGGGATGGTGATGCTGAGGGCTGCATCCTTCGCCGCCTGATAGACGGCTGCGACTAACTCTTCACGGGCAGCGTCACGCTTCGCCAGTTGGCGGAGTGCACGCTTGTGGGCTTCGGTGACTTCTTGGAGTCGCTGCTCCATCTGCAACTCGTCGCTCATGAGTTGCACGCGCACTCACCACGGCGGTGCCGGGCGATCGTCCAGAAACTGACCGTGAAGCCACGCTTCTCCAGCCATGCGGTGAGTGCCTTGGCAGTGATCGCGGGATCAGCCAGCCCTGCGTGCAGCGTCTCCCAGTCCTTGCCTTCAAGATGCACGGCAGCCATGCCGCATGGTGGCCCCTTGCGGGGCTTGCTCAGCGCCCTGAGCTCTTCGAGTCCGTCCATCTGGTACACCTCCAACTGCTTGCAGCACCTACAAGGGTGCTTGCTCGCAGCCTACACCAGCACTTGTGTCAAGTGTCTGGCGCGGTGTGTGGCTAGTTTTTTTCCTTGATGCCGAAGGCGGAGTTCTTCGGGTCGAGATACTTCACGAGTACCTGCAGCCCTGAAGCCAAGCCAGCCGAGACGACGGTGCGGAAGTCGCCGCCGTTGATGTCGAGCAGTGGGATGCCGAGCCCGAGCGCCACGGAGATGCTCACCGTGACGAAGGTGCGGACGAACTCAATGAGGGCTTCGTCAATGCCCGTGTTGTCCTTGATGTACTTCAAGAAGGTCAGCATCTTGGCTGGTACCCCTTTCACCTTGGAAGCCGCCGCTGCTGCACCACTGGCAGCATTGAACGCCCTCCCGGCTACTACTCCGAAGTCTACCTTGCCGAGAGCGTCAAGCTGCGCATCCACGGCGCTGACCTTCTTCTCAACTGGAGTGGTGGACGCGGCGGGGAGTTGCACCCCGCGTGCTGGCTCAGGTGCCACTACTGGCGCCGCTGCCACTTCTACGCGCGCCCCTGCGTTGACGGGCTCAGGCACTGCGACGGGCGCAGGAGCCGGGGCTGCTGCCTTCTTGGGGTAGGTGACGATGAGAAGGGCCTGATGTTCAGCCTTCAACTTGCGAGCCTTGACCTTGGACTTGGCGATGGTTCGCAGTTGCGACTCAGTGACTGGTACGGCGTACTGCTCCGTGACGTCGCGGTCATTGCGGGTTGGGCATCCCCACTGCCA